CCACTCCCGTAGATGGTGCAGGTGCTTGGTTTGTCAATACAACGGCTGCGACCGTGGGAGTGCCTGTGCAAATTTCACCATCAATAGTTTTGGAAGGACAAGGGAGAACAACGGCTCCTGCAACTAGCCAGCCAGTACGTTTTAAAATGGACGTTGTTCCTGTTTTGGGTGTAGCAAACCCAACTGGTAATTTTGAATTAAGAAGTAGTGTAAACAATGCTGCGTATTCAGCACCACTTTTGTCAATACCGAGCAACGGAGCGCGGTTAGCTTCTTTTACCAATGGGCTGCAAATACAAACTAATAGCTTAGGCGTTGGCGGGTTATCATTCAATGGCGCTCAACCAACATCGGGTCAAATCATAATGACTGCAGGTAATTTTTCAATCACTACTACCGGTGGTTGGAGTGCCGCTGGTAACGGTATAAATATGAGTGTAGGAAGTGCTGTCAACCCAACTACAACGGTCGCGCAAAACGCTTTTAATTTTACAGGCATTTATCAACCTGCAACGGTAAGCACTTCACCAACACTTAACATAATCAATGTTGATATGCAAGTTATCGCAACCAACGTAACCAACTCCCACGTAACAGTTTTTAGGTCAGCACCAATTTTGTCTGCTAGCGGTGTGCGCGGTGACCTTATTGGATTTGAACATAACCCAAACACACCCGCGAATATAACTGGACAGAATATTGGCGTTAGAGTGGTCACAGGTCAATCAATATTCAACGGCACTTCACCAACAGCGAACACGACAATGGATGTCAGGGGGGTTGGAACAGGCACTAATTTGATTCAGCGATGGGCGGACGGAAGTGATACCGAGAGATTGTCGTTAAGAAGTAACGGTGTTATTTTAGTGGGAGGTAGCGCGGGTACTTCTGGTCAGGTCTTAACAAGCCAAGGGGCTAGTGCAGCAATATGGCAAAACTCATCATCTGGTTTTGCTGACCCTATGACTACAAGTGGGGATTTGATATTTCGTGACGCTAGTAATGTAACCGCAAGATTAGGGAGAGGCACAGCAAATCAGGTATTGACAAGTGATGGTACTAATTTATCGTGGACTACGCCAGCAGGAGGCAGCTCCCGCAACATTGCCGCGTTTGAAGTTATAGGAACAAACGCAAACATTACCGCAGCAGCGGGGACGGTCTACTATTTACCAGCCGCAACCTTATCCGCAAATAGGACCATTGACGTAGCCGCATTAAACACTAACTTAGATTACTTGGAAATACATAACAATGAAGCGGGTTTCACGTGGAGCTTCACAGGTGCATCGGTTTACTTTTCAGATAACACAACGCTGGTCACCACTATTTTAGCAGACACAAACTACATTATAAGAAGATCGAACGGACGTTTAAGAATAATAAATTAAAACTATGAAAAAATTATTGAGCATTTTATTTTTGGCCGTCACAGTTGCGGCATTCGGACAGGCACAGTACGGCAACGTGGCAAGTGACCTCATGCCCACCGGCACAGAGCGCGCCATGTTCAGTAGGGCAATGCCGCAAGAGGTGACCAGAATAAGTTTCACAAAGGCAATCACAAACAATGTGGACTCCGAGTGGGGTTCTATTATTGGAACGATCGGCACAGGCATGGGCATCAATCAAACGGGCGGTAACTTGGTGGTAACATCTGGGACTACCGCGCGGTCTGAAACGATCCTTAGATCAAATGCTAACTGGAACGGTGGGATAAGATTACGGGCGCGGTCAACATTATCACAGCGCATCGCAAACAATAACTTCTTTGTAGAACTTGTTGACGTTATCGGTGATGGGCTTTCGTATACCATTTCATCTGCCACGGCCATGACGGTAACCTTTCCATCTGCACATGGATTCACTTCCGAAAATGTTGGACAGTCAATGTATATCGGAGCGTTCGCTGGCACGGGAACATTTTTATCAGGACGTTACGTGATCGCATCGGTAGCCGGAGACGTTATAACATTTACCGTTTCTGCTTTTGCGGCTGGCACCGGAACATGTTCAGCTTTTGGGTGGAACTATTACCAATTGCAATACCAAGGCACAACCGCAACGAATGTAAACTTTGACACTCAACGTAGGGGCTATGCATCTGGCGTTACCAACGCTACCATAAACACTACCGCTTCACCCGGCCATCTTGCAATAGTTACTGGCAATGATTTAACAGCTACGTTTGCGGATCAGTTGGTTGCTTCTGCTGCCTTGGTAGCGATAACACCACGCGCTTCACGAACCGAGAACGTCCCAGACGATGCAAACATACGGTTACAAGTAAGGATAGCGAATGGAGCGACAGCACCCGCCACTACAACAACGTGGACGATTGGACTTATTTCGACCAGCAATTTTTCTTTGCAGGACGTAAACATCCAAGACGTTCGCCCCATGACTTCCGCCACAGGTCTGTCAGTTGATTTGATCCGCGCTGTTGCGCTTGTCGTATCAGGAACGGTTACGGCAAACATTGCAGCGGGAACAAATGCGATAGGTGATGTAGGGGTGCAATATAGAGGCAATGCAACGGGAGCGGGTACACCAACTAATTTAAACGCACCCGCTACTCCTGCGGTGCAGAGTATAAAAGGAACAGCGGGGAGGTTGCTTGCTGTTTACGTGGTGAACTCAAACGCGGCAACGAGATTCTTAAAAGTATTCAACGTGGTTTCACCAACTTTGGGGACTACCGCTGCCATCTTGGATATTGCAATACCACCAAACAGCGCTGAGCCAATCTATATTTCATTGGAGGGAGGCGTAGGATTTGGCACAGCGATCACCGTAGCGATCACCGGGGCGCGAGGGTTGACCGATAACACCGTCATTACTTTAAATGATATTACAGGCTTTACTATCCACCAATAAAAACAAAACCATGATAATCGAATTTTCAAAAAGAGAAATTGCGGACGATAAAATCCCTGCGTTGCTGGAAAAATTGGGATATAGTTTTGACCCAACCAAACCACCTTTGATAGCCGCCTCGCTACCTATCATTCAAGAACTGGTACTGCAAAAACTTGACACAGCCATTAAAGAACTTTTCTTGACAGAAGAAAAAGCAAAAGTAGAAACGCAGATCGGGGCATTGCAAGAGGTGGCAGAAGCACAGGCGGCCATAAAATTGGAGGCAAGCAAAAGATGATATTCCTATGGCTATTTTATCCTTTGATCGAAGCCGTCATTCAGGCTTTGATATTCGCAAAACAGTTGCATAAGTACGGCCAATATGTGCGCCCGGATTATTTTCAGCTAAATATGATCCGTGGAATAGTCGCGATCACATTCGCCTCATTGGTTTTGGATGCCACACCTCAAGACGGGTTTTTTATACTCTTGTTTCAAGTGGGTTCTTTCTGGTTGCTGTTCGATCCTTTGCTGAATAAGTTCATGGGTCGGCCATTGGATTACGAGGGCAAAGATTCGGGCTGGACAAAAGGCATACCGTACTGGCTTCAGGCATTGATTTCTTTGATGATGATTACAATAGCATTATACTTTTATTTATGAAACATCTTTTCTGGCTTTTCCCCGAGTTACTTATTATCGCACTATTGATCTATCCAAAGAGCAGATCGTGGGTTATCAGGATGATAGAGGATAGTGATGGCGACCCAAACCATACAGACGGATTTTTCATTGCCGTATTGTGGTGTGGCACTGTTTGCATCCGCGTATCTTGTGCCATCGCAATACATGATGTTTTCACAGGCAACAACGCACAGAATTTTACTTACGTGGCCACGTTCCTAACGAGCGGGGCGGCACTTTTAGGGGTCAGGGGGATAAGGTCATTTAAACTTCCAACGAAGAAAGACCACCATGGATGAGGAGAAAGATTTGGAAAAAATGAAATCTAAAATTGAGGTGATACAAGCGACATTAGACGAACTGGTTGACCTTGTCAAAGAGATGAACAAGGGACTTTACGGTGACAAAAAAAACAACCATGCCGGGGTGATCGACAGGCAAATAAAACAAGAGGCTCAAATAGAAATACTCAGGGAAGAGATAACCCTGATCCACACCAAGAACAAAGAGCAGGACATTGCGATAGACGCGAAAAAAGATGTAAGGAATAAATTGGTCGAGACGTTTAAACTTATTGCGTGGATCGTAGTAAATGCGATAGTTTCCTTTGCGATATTCAGGGGTACGATTGGAGCAGATGCGTTGTTGAAATAAATTAGCGGCTCGGTAAAATCAGAGGCAAGCAAAAGGTGACATGTATGCCGTCCTACGTCACATGACCGACACACCCTAATTTAGCATTGTAATAAAGAAAATGACAGCACTTTTTCAATATAGCGAGTGGGCGATCAGCGAAGGCTTCTTAAATAAATACTACAGTGTTTACTTAGATGCTTTGCAGCATGGTCACAACCTCATTAGCAAAAAAAGTATTGAAGACTATCAGCCAATGATCGAAGCGTTGCTGGTGGCCAGTGATAGTTTTCCCACTGGTGAATACCTTAGCGATATATCTTTTGGTTTTGACCAAGACGCAAAGCTACCGATCGCCACGGCCAACGGAAAAAACATAGCACTCATCCCCATCGTGGGCGCACTCACAAAATATAGCGATCTGTGCAACATGGGCATGCAAGGCTATCAATCACTGCTCGCGCGTGCAAACGCATCGCCCGGCATTGATGGCTCTGTGTTTATCATGGACACACCCGGGGGCACTGTTGATGGCACGCCAGAGTTTGCGTTGTCGATCAAAACAAGCAGGAAGCCCGTGGGCGTTTTTGCCGATGGCACCCTCGCGAGCGCGGGCGTGTGGCTGGCAAGCCAAGCGAGCATAATAGTGGGCAACAAAAACAACCCGACAGAAATTGGAAGTATAGGCGTGCTGATGGGCTTGCCCAACTACAGCAATATGCAAGAGGCAGGCAACTATCCGAACGTGACCATTTATCGCGCCAAGCAAAGCACCGAGAAGGCGCTGATAAACCAATACGAAGCGGCCACGCCAGAAATCGAAAGTGTGATAAGCGCAAGTCTTTCCGCTATTGCAGATCAGTTTATTTCTATTGTAAAAGCTGGCCGTGGCGATAAGCTGGACGTGAAAGCGGATGGCCTATTTAAAGGCCGCATGTTTGACGTGTACGAAGCCAAAAAAATAGGTTTGATTGATGTGGTAGGCACGTTGCAAACGGCCATCACCAAAGTGGCAGAGTTGGCAAAGGCCAAACAAAAAAGTACTGTAGCCCCGCAAGGGCAAGTAAATAGTAATATGGAAATCCAAAACATCCTTAGTAACTTTTTTTCTGGCCAGGCCGGGAAGAAAGCGAAAGCTGCTTTGACGGAGGACGAACAGGCTACCCTCGCGGCCACTGAAACAAAAGTGGCAGAGATGGAAGCTAGTTATACTTCGGTAAAGGCAGAGAACGATCAGCTACGTGCTGATGCCGCAACCAGCTCCACGCAAGTGGCAACACTGGAAGCAACCGTGGCGAGTGGCAACACCCGCATTGCTTCTCTTGAAAAAGAGAAAGAAACATTGACAGCCGCCCACGCAGATCTGCAAAAGAAAGCAGATGCTAAGTTGGCAGGCCATGCAACTACTGTAGTGACAGGCGCAAGTGAAGAGGCGCAGGCAAACGAACAGGCAGCGCAGCCGGTAGCCCATGCCACGCAAGAGGCAGCCGAGCTGGCCAAGTATCAAGAAAGAATGAATCTTAAAATTACCAACTTAAAATAAAATGAAAAAATTACTAGCACTCTCGTACCTGTTGCTGGTGGCAACCATTAGCGTTGTTACCGCCAACCCCGCAGTATTGTTTTTACAAATGCCTGTCAACTATATGTTGCTCGGCCTTGGTGTGAACACCTCTGCCATCACCAGCTTTGCCGAGCAGAACCAAGCGGCATTGATCGCCACGTTGCTCAACGATTTGGATATCGCCAACGACATTACCGTGCAGCCAAATGTGAAAAACAGAATCCCGTTGCCCCGGCTACAGGTAGCTGGCGGCTTGCGCCCGTATTCTTCTAGCGAAGAGTTTAAGCCAAACGAATTAAACTACACAAACCGTTTCTTGACCGTTACTATCGGTAAGCGTGATTTGTTGATAGACATTGAGGCTTACAGAAACACCTATTATGCGTGGAACACCGGCAGTGGCAGCGGAGCAACAAAAAAGGAAGTTCCGTTTGAGAACTTTGTGTGGGACCAGATCATGAAAGGTTACAAGCGCGATATCAATGATGAGACCGCGTGGCTAGGTTTTGATGGCAGCGTAACAGCCGCCTACGCCCCTGCTACTGTTTACACTATCGGGCAGCGCATGCGCTATACGCCCACAACCAACAACCCGCGCTCTGTGCAAGAGTGGTTTGCAGCTACCGGCACTACCGTAGCAGGCAACAACCCTGATTCGCACCCCAACCTTTGGAGAAATGTAACTGCCCGTGCAGTAGGCCCAGGCCTAGAAAGTTATATCTTGACAGAGATCGCAGCTAGCAACATCACCCCTTTTGCTACCGGAGTGGTAAACGCCACTGCAGGCGTGGCTATATCAGCATTCAAGAGACTGTTCAGGTCATTGCCAATCCCTTACCAAAATTACGGATCGATCATCTCCTGCTCATTTACCGATTGGTATTTGTTGCTCGATGATTTGTCAGCCAAGTATCAGTCTTTCAAAGACAATATTGATATCAACAACAACTTCATAGTGATGCCTGAGACTGGCAATAAGTTGATTGTAAAACCTGCAAGCTGGTTGGGCACAAGCCGCAGATTGGTTGCAGGCCCAACAATACCGGGGCAAGCCCGTCATCAAAATCTTTATATGGGTACAGACTTACTTAGCGATGCTAACGAAGTGGCTGTAAAAGATTCTGATTTGTGGACATTGAAAGTGGGTATCAAAATGGCGATGGGTTTCCAAATCCAAGATCTGGCAGCTATCCGCGTAGGCGACCAAGCTTAAAAAATTAATCCCTCGGTGTAAAAAGCCGAGGGTTTTATTTCACTCTTAAAAAAAACGCCTTATGGCAACAAAGAAAAAAATAAAAGAAACTGCCAACAGTGGATCACTTTCGGCAGAAGAGTTTGCAGCACTTACTGATGCTGAGAAATTGGCAGCGATACAAAAGCTACAAGAGCAAAACGAAGAGCTGGCGGCAGTAAAGATGCCGAGGGCCGATGATAAGCTTCCCACTTTTGAAGTGGAAGAAGACAGCGACAATGATATTGAAGCTGGCACCTATCAACTGCCGTGCAAGAAGTTCATGTGGGATGACAACACCGTGAAAGATGGCTTTGAACTTATCGAAGCTGCCGAAAATGGCAGTGGCAAAGAACAAGAGAGAGCGCAAGCGATCTTGGGCAAACTGGTTTTACGTGGGTCTGCAAAAATATTAATTGACTAAGCCATGAATGATTTAGCATTTGTACAGCAAGAAGATAACCTCGCGGGTACCGTTGATGCCATCTTTGTGGTATCGCACCCAGAGATACTTTCCATCCCTGCTATCAGCGCGGTGGGTACGCTGCGGTGCATAGCCCCCGTGGTGCTACAAGCTGCCACCAAGTTTGGCGTGATGTATATCACCGATCAAAGTGGCAAGCTGGAGTTTAAAAGCGTGGGCGATGTGGATGGCCGTGCGTTGGAGATCATGCTCACGGGCAAGTTTCCGAAAATGGACCGCCCGATGTATGAGTGGCTTCGCGGTGTGCAGAATGGCCCCTTGTTGGTCATCTTCCGCATGGCCAATACAGGCAAACTATTTGTGTTGGGGCTTACCAACTTGGATAAAACCACTACGGTGCTCAGCTTATTCCCGCCTGTTTATTTAGAAAGTGTTTCAGGCGATAGCGGTTCTAAAAGAGGTGATGCACTGGGTGCTACTTTTGTTTTTAAAACTACCACCATACACGCACCTATTGAATACGGGTCTACGATTGACGTAACTCCATAACGCCATAACGCCATCACGGCAAAAGAAATAACCAGACGGGTTATATTGTTTCATACGTTTTTTAGGTTAATGCGAAAGCCCCACGAGTTGGGGCTTTTTACTTTTGTAGCCGTCCTAAGTCCGCTGCCTATTACCCTGTAAGTTTGATTTACTTATATGGGCATAACAGACATTGGCAGCGTGCTAAAGCGATTTGACGACACGGTAGACGAAGCGGACTTTACCGTAAAAGACTACGGCATACAGTTCATAACCACCGATGGCCGCCTGCGCACTATGCGCGCCCGCAAGAATGTAAAAAGCCCCAAACAAAAACTAGAAACCCCCAATGAAAAAGGCAAAGTAATGTACAACTTAAAGAGGGCCGGCAATATGCTGTTGCACGATCTTGAGATAGACGAACCTCGCCATGTGAAGGTGTCCACCATCTGTTTCTTTTCTGACCACAACCAAACCGCCTGGCAACGGGTGTTCCATTGATGGAAACAGAAATGCCAACATCAACTTTTGAACTGCAGCGCATAGAGCAGGGCATCTATGTGAGCACCAGCGCGATTTATGAAACCAGTAAAAAGGCCATAGAGCCAGATGCGGGTACACGCGCGAGTTTAACCACTAACAAGTGGGTGCGCTGGGGCTATAACAATGACTACGCACAAACATTGATAGATGCCGTGATGGCCGACCCGGTGGCCACGCTGCTAGAGAAGCGCAGGGCTATGCACTGGGGGCGTGGGTTAATGTTTCACAAGAAAACATACGATGCCAAAGGCAACGAACAAATTGAGTTTGTACCCGATGAGAAAGTACCCAATGAGATATTGGATTTCATGTGGTACAACGATTGGCAGAACTTTCAGCAGGGCATCATAGCAGACTTTGAGTGGTGGAGTGCCTTCTACGTGCAATACATAAAAAACGGTGCAGGCAAAATTGCCGAAGTAAAATGGCAGCGCATGAAAGATGTGCGAGCCGCAAAAAGAAACCCGCAAACAGGAAAGATTGATAACTACTTTATAAGTGGCCTCTGGCCTAATCCCGTAGCTGAAGAGTATATAACCATACCCGCATTTGACCGGCTTACTGGTAGCTATGGCTTATACAAACATCAACTGCTGAGCATCGATAAAGACTACTACCCACAACCGGGTTGGCATGGCATCAGCCGGTGGTTGGCTATTGCCAGTAAAATCCCCCGCTGGATACTTGCCAACATAGACAACTCGATAAACATCAAGTACCATGTGAAGATACCGCTTGAGTATTTTATGAAGCGGCACCCGACAGAAATGTACAAGACGGGTGAAGAGCGCAACCAGGCGATTGCAACAGACGAACAAGATCTATATAGAAAAATTGACAGCTACCTAGCCGGTGAGAGCAATGTAAACAAAGCCTTCTACAGCAAAGTAGCGATAGACGATAATGGCAAGCCACTACCGGGCTGGGAGGTGATCCCCCTAGATAACCCCATCAACCACGAGGCGTGGCTCAAAGCATACGGCACGGCACAGATGGCAATGGCCAGCGGGCTGGGCATGAGTCCTTCGCTGAGCGGTGCAGTGCTGCCCAATGGCCTTGGCAGCGGCAGTGGTAGCGATTTGCGCGAGCAGTTTAACTTCTACATGCAGGTAATAACTGCACAGCCGCGCCAAACTACGTTAGAACCGTTTGAACTGATCAAGAGGGTAAATGGATGGCCGAAGGATTTATACCTCGGCTATCGCGATGTGGTGTTGCAAACGACCGACCAAAACAAAGGAGGCTTTGCCGTGCAAAACGAGCAATCGCCAACCAATGACAGTCAATCGCCCACATCATCCGGAACTGCCACCGGCAAATCAATAGTATGAGCTTATTCACCAACATATCCGAGATCAGAAAGTATCTAAGCATAGATCCTAATACTTCGTTTGATACCGTGAAGCCGTACATCGATGAAGCCGAGCAGTTGTATCTCAGAGATCTTTTGGGCAATGCGTTCTATGGCGACTTCAACACCAAGTACGACAACTCCATGTTGATCGTAAGCCCCGTAGCATTGAGCGCCCTCAATCAAACGCTGCTGCCATTGGTACAGAGGTGCCTTGCCTACTACATGCAATTGTTGGGCATCCCCCAGATGAGTGTGAGTTTTGGCAACATGGGCATACGGCAAGACCGTGGTGAAGACAACGACCCCGCCCCCCGGTGGAAGGAAGAAAACCTATTGTACAACGCCCTCAAAAATGGCGATATCCATGCCGATAGATTATTGCTGCACTTAGAGATATCCGCCACGGTGAGCAACGATTTTGCACTTTGGTTTACGTCTTCCGCCAACACGATCAACAGCGGCCTGATTGTGTATGGCACGGCCATCGCAAACAAGTGGATAGACATCAGCAACAGCCGCAGGATATATTTGAAGCTACTACCAAAAATCCGCGAGGTAGAAAAACGCATTGCTTCGAAACTGGTAGGGCAAGCGCAATATGATATGCTGGTGACAAAGCTAAAAGCTGGCACTACTACCCCCAACGAAAAGCTGCTGATAGAAATGCTCGAACCTATTATAAGCAAACGGGCATTGTATATGCAGCTTCCATTTATGCGTGTGAGCATTGCCAACGATGGGCTGTGGTTGAACAGCGATATAACCGACACCCGCAAGACTGGATTTTTGGCAACCAAGCCAGAGATTGACGAGCTTCGCAAGCAACTGAAAGGCAGTAGTGATGACGTGATGGGTTTTGAAAGTGACGAAAATAACCTACAGCAATTTATTAGCGATAACATTGCCAACTACCCATTGATAGCGGCCACGGGTGCCTTCACCGTGCAGCCTGTGCCAGGGCCTACCTGGCAACCCTTGAACGAAAACCCCCACGATAGATTCTTTACTGTATGAAAGAAACAAGACGGGCATCATCTTCACCTATTTCTCACTCATTTCGAAATGAACCTAAAACTCATCCGCTACTCTGCCAATAAAGAAAGTACCATTGGTGCGTTTTTTATTGATGATGTATTTATCTGTCACACGCTCGAAGATGAGTACCGCCCAATCTCCAAAAAGGTGATGAGCGAAACGCGCATACCGGAGGGTACTTACAAGATAATCCTTGCCACTTGGGGTGGCCATCACAAAAGATATGGCACTAGGTTTCCCGCCTTTCACAAAGGCATGCTGCTGTTGGAAAATGTCCCGGGCTTTCAGGGCATACTCATCCACATGGGCAACATAGACGACCATACTGCTGGGTGTATACTCACTGGCATGACTGCCAACAACAACAAAATGGGCGATGGCCAGGTGCTGAACAGTGAGCAGGCCTATCGGCTGGTTTACCCACCGATAGCCAACGCCATAGCGGCACGGCAGCCCGTTACCATCACCGTCACCAATGTGGAGAAGCTAATCACCCCGTCCTAAGCAACGGGTAAAAGAACCCCCAAATTAGGGGCATGAAATCAATTATTTTGTGGGTGTGCATGGCGCTGCTCTTTAGCGGCTGCGGTGTAAACCATCATTTAAAACGCGCCAACTATCACCTGCGCATGGCACAGGCCAAAGGCGCAAAAACCCGCGTAGATACCGTCTACAAAGAATTGGAAGTAATAGTGCCGTATGCGGTCTACGATACGGTTATCGATCGCAGATTTACCCACGACACCATTTACATAAAGCATACCCGCTACTCTGTAAAACTAAAATACGACACCCTTTTAAAAAGGGAATACGTGCGCGTAGAGTGCAAGGGCGATACCATCTATGTGAAAGTACCGGTGAGCGTGAACAACACCATCAAAGAGGGAGACTCGCGCAAGTGGCTGGGCGTGGGTGTAGTTTCATTCCTTGTTTTTTTATTGATGGCCATAGTGGTAAAAAGGAGTCTGGAAAAACGCACCGCAAACAAATGATACAGCTTCCCGTTTTTCAAATGAAGGAAGTAGTGCCTGTGGCCGAGCTGGCGGCATGGAAACAAACGCTGCCAAAAATAAACGAGAAGATGATACCCAGCGAAGTGCTGGCCTTCATCGATGCGATGGCCAATAAACTCCCTGACTTTGGCCGCATACGCATAGACAAAACCTCCTTCACAGGCTATGAACTAAAGCTGGCAGGCATGACGCACATCAAAGGCGAGGCCATACTGGATATGTGCCTGTACCCAACCGATGTGCCAGTGTTGGCAGCAATTGACAACCGCACTACCATGGTGCGCATATTTTTGAAACGCGGCAAGCAGGGGCTTATAGACTTCTGCAAAAACAAAGCAAGCGGCACCGACCTGAGCAGGCTGTTGGAAGTATTGAAGGTGCATGTCTTCTACGAAGAGAGCGAGACCTTCAATCAAGTATTGGCAGACATCAAACAAGCTCCACCGCTATGAGTGCAAAAACTGACAAGACTTCCAAACCTGACAAGACCTATAAAGTAGGAGATCTCTTTTACACGAGTTGGAAGCAACTGAGCGCGCGGCAACATGCAGAGGTATTTGCGTTGTCGAAAGCGGTAGAGGGCATTAGCAAAGAAGATCAACAATATGGCTTCACGCTGATTGCGCTGATGCGTAAGCTGCGCAAAAATTGGCGGCTCACAGATCGGATAGACGAGATGCAGATGCTAGACTGCTACCATGATCTTGATTTTCTAAAACAGCCGTGGGGCTATTTTAGAGAAAAGGAATTGCATAATTTCTTTGCCCCCGATGATGATATGGAGCGGCACACGTTCGATCATTTCATCTATGCAGACAATGAGTTTACCCTCTTTATTGTAACGCAAGATGTGAAGTACCTGGCACGGCTGGCGGCAACACTCTATCGCTACAATAATGAAGTTGTTTTTGAACGCGAAAAAATAGAAGCACGTGGCGAATATCTACTCCGCAAGTTAAAGCCATGGCAGTTGAACCTGATCTATTTTACCTATGCACACATCAGAGAGAGCATCGTAAAGCGGTGCCGACACTTATTGCCAACAGAAGAAGAAACAGAAGGCGCGAAGCCACGAAGCACGGGCGCAATGTGGATGCAACTAAAGCACCGCCTAAGTGAGACTACCGCCTTCGCGGGATTTGACGTTGCGGGCAAAGCAAATGTGTACGATGCCCTCGACTATATGGACGGCCTTGCCAAACTAAAAGCGCAGCAAAATGCCTAACCTACTGCTTACCAACCTAGCCACTTACAAGGCCTACTTTCAGGCCATAGCCACCACCAACATTGCCATCAACGGCTACAAGTGGGGCGATAGAGATGTGGTGGTAAATGCTAACCGTGCCAACTTAGAAGATAACTTTTTGTGGGTGCAGCCCTATGAGAATGTGGACTATGAAGATTCCATCAGCGACAATATTTTGAAACGCAAACAGGCCACTATCGCTTTTTTTAAAGTGAGTGCAGGCAAAGAGTATGCACTAGAAGATGCCGACTTTGAATACTGCGAAAGCATAGCCGATCAAATACTAAGTAAAATATTGAGAGATAAAACAGGCAGCCTGATAGCCTCGGTATGGACGATGATAGCTACGGATATAGGCTCAGTAAAAGGCGCACCGGTAGAGACGATGATCGGCAGCACAGTATACCGGGGGTGGGAGTTGAAGATAACATTTATGGACAACACTGGCGTGAGTTACGATGCCAGTAAATGGATATAGAATATGGCGATAAATATCATTAGCGGAAACCTGAATACCCTTGGCAACAACGGTAATTTTGAAAGCGACCCTAGCGTCTGGGGGTTTGATACACCTGACAGAGCCTTAACTAGGATATTTAATGGGCCTAGCCATCAAGGTAACTTTTCACTTTTTAGTAATACAATCGGCAACCCAGTTGTTTTTGATAATGGGCTGATCGATCAGGAGATTGCCATTGGTAACATTCCCGGGCTTACGGTAGGCAAGAAATACGTAATAGAGGTGTACTGCAAGGCCAACAGCAGTGCAGCAGAAGATACAAATCTATTGAGGCTTAAACGCAAGCAGGCAACGGGTTTTGTCTTACCCGATTTTTCAGGCCATAGGACTCTTCTACAGATGAGTACCAGTGTGATTTGGGAAAAGATAGAGGCGAGGTTTACAGCCACCGCAGCCGACTTGGGCCAAGTGAGTCTAGTGATCGAACGCAGTAGCTTAAATATAAATACGCTTGGTGCTTCTGTATTTGCAGATGCTTTTTATTGCTACGAATACGAAGATGTTATTCTTACCTGTGTGCTTGCCGCCACCATTGGTACGGTAAATGCAACAGGGCTGGCCATTGCAGACGGATCTGCAACGATAAGCGTAAGCGCGGGCACACCTCCATATGAATATAGTAAAGACAATGGCATCACCTGGCAATCGAGCAATGTCTTTAGCGGGCTGTTGCCGGGGGCTTACCTTTTTAAAGTAAGGGAAACGGTAAACACCACCTGCGTGGTCACCTTTAGCCAGACCGTCAACTTTACCAATCCCGGCTTTGATTTTACATTTGTAAAAACAGACGAGACCATAATAGGAGCGGCTGACGGCACCATTGTGGTAACACCTACCGTGGCAGACACGTACAATTTCTCTTTTGATGGAGGTGTCAGCTACCAAGGCTCAAATCTTTCTCCCCCGCTTGCGGCAGGCACTTACAATGTGATTGTAAAAAAGATGAGCAACGGTGCCTTGGTGGGCAAGTTGGTGACGATAAACGTGGGTGTGCAGTTTTTTCAAAAAGTGTATTGGAGCAAGAACCCAATTCCATTTTCGGTGCAGGCTGCCAGCAACTGGGCCGCGCAGGATAATTTGAGAATGTATGCCGAAGTGAAGGTGGAAGATGTGGCCGACTCGGGTGTGTTCACAAGTAAAATCAAAACCACTCTTTACCCTTCCGCAACGGGCCTTTGCCTATTCAACTTAAGGCAGGCAATGAGGTCTATATTCTCGCTTGCACCCCCGGCCTTTAATTCAAACACCATCATCCGGCTGACGGATAGGATGAAAACATTTGTGGTGATCACTGATACCCTAGTGGCCGATGAATTGGTTTCTACGCCACCGTTTACCACCTCAAATCCATTTAAGGTTTTGTATGGCGGCCTTAGCAGCTACGCACATGCACTCAGTAACTTCTTTGATGCATTACCTACTACCAAGAAATTTTTGACGTGGCAACCGAACAATAAATTAGTAGAAAAAAACCAAGAGGATTATCTAAACTATTATGTGTTTGGGCTTACCACGTCTATCAAGTTGCGCGTGAAAGCCTACTTTGATGATGCCACCGACCAAACGGCCACATTGCTCACCAAAACGGGCGTACAGCTCGGCCACTTGTACCAAATACCAGCAGGCCCTACCAACAGCGGAGCGCTCACGATCAACGCGGCAAAGAATGTTACTAAGTATGAGGTAAGCCTGCTCGACCAGACCGATACCCTTATAAGTGAAGTGCGCACCTATGTGGTGAATGCCAACGCCCACCCGCTGAGCAGATTTTTAATGATTGTAAACAGCCTGGGCGCACATGAAGTACACCGCCTAACGGGCGAGGCTAAAAAAGAAAACAACGTGAGCGGTGAGGTTATTCAAAAGTACTTGCCACCCGTGTATGATGCGCTGCAAGGGCAGTTTGAGAATAGCGAGGCGAGTTTTCAATCTACCACAGAATATAGCACTGGCTTCTTTACCGATGTGAACGGGGCTGCATGGCAGGCATACTTTACCGATGTGCAAATGACCAAGCAGGCCTTTGAGCTGATTGGCGCAAACCGATATCCGTTGGCGATCGTGCGCGGATCAATCATTGAAAGCGAAGACAGAGCATATAATAAGTTTGTGCGCTTCAAAGCAGTGAGCGGTTATACTGATTTAGCCTATACCCCGCTATGATAAGTCTAGAAATTGAGGGACGTAAAGTAGACTTACCGCCCGATGCCAAGATCAGTTTCAAACTGAGCAACTCTCTATTTACAGACGATGGAATTATACCGGGCGATGTATCTTTTCCTTTTGATATAGCAACCCCCGAAGATAGCGACACCAATGCGATTCTTTTTGATCATTTTGATGTGGTTGAGTCCGTTGGAGCAATAAAGAAAGATGCCTCCATCTTTTTTGATGACAACCTATTTAGAAAAGGGAAGATAAAGGTAAGCCAGTCTGCTGAAAAGCTATCTGTAAACTTTGTGCTTGGGCTGGCAACTATCTCTGATGATTTCAAATCAAAAAAGATTAAGGATTTAGTCAATGAAAACATTGTTATCAGCAACGCTACAGTTGCCAAAGCTATCTTTATCAAGGCAGGACCAAGAGGGGGGTTTACCGGTGACAATCCAATAAAAGTAAACGGCAGGAATTATGATGGGGCAACGCTAACCGCTCTTGCCGATGCCATCAACGTAGATATATCTCAGCCCAGAGCATTGGCAACGGTAGTAAATTCTGGCACTAGCCCAAACGGACTGGCTGCGCCTTTCTTAAAATTGACGAGTACGGACTTTGGCGGAGATCCGCATGCACTTCTTAGTATAAGCGAGAGCGTACCAAACTCAGATAGTATCAACAATGCCTTGCGGATTTGGTTAACAGACTTTGAACTGCCCGGATACTACGCTGCGTTTGATTCCTTTTTTGCCAGTTACAAAACCAACATACCAGCTACCAATAAATTTAGAATCCCTTTGGGCAAGCAGGATATTTTGCAGAAGGAAGCAGTGGTGGGCGGAGATGGAACGGCTACTTCTACTTTTTTTAGAACTTCGAATGCATTAGAAAACGGGACTGGTGGTGGCAACTTTAAAAAGAATGTTCCAAATAATAGTTTCTATCAATTTTATTCTTTTGAAAATCGCCAGTATACGCTTCACCCTATGCTCACCCTTCGCCATGTGTTTGAAAAGGCGGCCACTTACTTTAATATCAGCTATGAGGGCGACTGGGTGGGCACACCATTTTACAATTCGTTACTCATCCACAACACGGCACCACTGGGTTTTCTTCAACCTTTTATTGGTGGCAACCCTTTTTTGTTTTGGAAACGTGAGTTCAATCTAGCTGATCTAGCTCCTGACTATTCATTTATTGATTTATTAAAGGCGCTGCAAAGCAGGTACAACCTAAAGATTGTATACAATGCGCAGACCAACAACATCTCGATAAAAAGCAGGAAGCAGATTGTTGAGTCTACCACCAAAAAAGACATTAGCAATCAGGCGGGAGTTGTCAAATCATTTATAGATGATAGAGTCACCGGTATTCGCTTGCAAGCAGATAAAAGTGAAGACCTCTCCGATAGTGGAGATTATTTTGATATCGGAGACCCTGAAATAACAATTCCCATAAAAGCAACGGAGACAAGTAGCGGTGTTGTAGATACATTAACAGGCAACCCAATTGGATTCCTTTATAGCAGCGAAGACAAGAAAGATTTCTCTTTGCGCTTTGTTACCTACTTGTTCAGTACTTACCCAACCGTGGGTGTATCCAGAGGGCTGGCCACTATTTATACAGATGATTATCGTAGGTTCATTTCAAACCGGATGAATAGAAAGATAATTGAAGTTCGTCTTTCCTGGGGCATGGCAGAGCTTAGCGCATTAGACTTTGACGAGAAGATCCAATACGACCGCAATGATTATTTCATTGCTTTCTTAGATGTGGAACTGATGATGGACGACATTATAATCATGGCCACTCTTTACAAGTGTTGAGATGACCCCTATACCCGCGCACATACAAACCGCCCTAAACACCCTCGCACAACAGAAGGCTCAAGAACTGCTCGCAAAAGCCACCAGCGTGATAACAGCAGCACGGCTCACCGCCACCAAAGAACTGTTGAACTCGCTTGCTGTAGATGTGAAAGCCGCCAGCGAAACAGACCCACCAATGGTAAGCCTACTCTATAAAGATCATGGCCGATTTTTGGATTACAAAAACCCAGTGTGGAACAAAGTGCCAGACCTAAAGAAGCTAGAGAAGTGGGTGGCGGCAAAGGGTGTGAGCAGCTTCCGCTATGTAAGTGGCGTGGGCAGCACACGGCTGAGCAACGAAGCGCAAATAAAAAAGATTGCCGCTGGGGTAGCGTGGGCAAAGCGCAAGCACAGCCAATGGAAGGCCAAAGGATGGAAGCGCAAAACCCTTGTAAAAATTGTAAAACAAATGAATGCCGACACAGTGACGATATGGGAGCGCGGCATTGAATATGAACTAACCGCTTCATTGGAGAAACCATAAAAAAATACCATGGCAAAAATTAACATTGAATTGGCCAACGGCCAGAAGGCAGGCGAAACCCTAAAGCAGCTTACCAACCAAGCAGCAGCATTGCGCAAAGAGGTTGGTGGCTTAAAGCCCGGTACGGAAGAGTTTATTAAGTCTGCGGCCTCGCTCAATCAGGTTGAAGGCAAAATGGGTGATGTCAAAAAAGAGATAAAGAATACCACGGACGCAAGCAACAGTTTGAAAGGGCAGTTTGGCGGCATACTTAATCAGATACCCGGCTTTAGCCAGCTATCGGGGGCGCTATCAGCCGCGCGTGTTGGTGTAGGTGGGCTAACGACCAGTTTCTGGGGGCTGTCAGCCGCCATTATCGCCACGGGCATTGGTGCCATAGTGGTGGCCATTGCATTGGGTATAGGTGCTATTTATGCAGCCATTAAAACAGACGATGAAACGGCTGATCTTTTTGGCAAGAGATGGGGGCAAATAACTGCCATTTTTGATGTGCTGTTGGAACGCCTCGGTAGGTTTGGAAAAGGTATTGTCTCGATCCTTTCCGGAGATTTTAAAAAAGGTTTTGGAGAGATGAAAAACAGTGTGAGCGGGGTGGGTGATCAACTGCAACGGGCCGTAGAACTTTCTGGGCAATTGGCAGATAAGCAAAATCAATTAGAAGATGAGACCAATCAGTTCAAAGCGGCAGAGCAAGGGCTAAAAAATACAATTGACGAGTTGATCCTTCAATCAAAAGATAGGACAAAGACTGAGGCCGAAAGAATTGCACTTCAAACAAAAGCAGAAGGCCTTTTGCAGAAACAAACCAATGACAGAATGAGCCTTACGCGAAGGCAAAGCGATATAGACATTGAAGCCATTGGAATGAAGCATGATATTCAAAGGCAGCTGAATGAAACAACGCAGACCTACGGCATGCGCTTGCTTGAAAACTCAAAAATAGGTGGCGATGAGGCAACAAAACTATCGGATAGCATACGAGCGGTAGATGAGGCGCAGGCTGAGTCTCTCAAGACTTTGGAGAAACTTCAAAATCAGAGAAATGCACTTATCGATAAACAGGAGGAACGAAGAATTAAGCTATTAGAGGCCGCAAAGAAAACAGATCAAGACCAAAGTAAGGTTGTGCAAGAGCAGGAGAATAGAGCCAACAAAAACAACGAATTCCTGGAAGAAACTCAGGAGGCCAAAGCTACAGCCAAAGCCAAAATAAGCATGACGGCTTTACTCACCCATTTGCAGAAAAAAACCGAAGCCTATAAAAAGGATTCAGAAGAATTTAGACTTATAGAAGAAGGTAAGAGAGCCATTGAGGCCGAAACCCTTGCCACCTTTAACGAAGGTGCCAACAGCACGATTGCACTGTTGGGCGCAACATCAGAGGCACGCAAGAAAAACGCCAATGCTATAAAAACACTACAGACCGGGCAGGTATTGGTGAACGGTATTATGGAGATTTCAGAGATTGCAAAGACCTTTGCCGCCTTGGGCCCGTTTGGGCAGGTGTTGGCAGCCTTTCGCATTGGTTTTTCTGCGGCACGCACGGCAGCGGCTGTGCAAGCGATACAGGCGCAAAAGTTTGAAAGAGGGGGAGTATTTAAAGGCCCCAGCCATGCACAGGGCGGTATACAAGTAGAGGTAGAAGGTGATGAGCTGTTTATGGCGAAGGGAGTTTACAGAGACCCATACCTTCGCAACATGGCAAGCCAGATAAACGTGGCTGGCGGTGGCCGTAGCTTTGCCGCTGGCGGCCCAACAAACCCATTTGATAACAGCCGAGGCGCTATGCCAAGCGCAAACGCGGGAGGCATGTTTGACTATGATAAGATGGCAGCCGCAATGGATAAGAGAATCGATTCAAAAATAGCTACCATCAGGGTAGTTAATAATCTACAGGACACTTCCAAGGGACTGAATGTGTTGAACAAACTCGTGAACGAAGCCAATGTGTAAATGCTAACTGGCGATGCTGTCCTAAATTGTGCGATCTGTTGTCGCCAATTTTACGGACATGGACGTAATATGCATAGACGCAAAAGGTAAACCGAACGAAATACCAGAACTATACTGGCTTGTTGAAGGTAAACCCTACACGGTGGTACAGGCCGATAGGCTAATCAGTCAAAACGGCATCATGGGGTACAAATTAGCAGAACTTAACATCGATCACTTTTCTCCTTACGAGTATTTCGATGCGCGCAGGTTTGCGATCTTGCTAAAACAAGAACAAATCGAAATTTTAATGAAAGCAGCATGAAGCTAAACGTAGGTGCCGCCATCCGCAAAGAGAAAGAAAGACTGGAGAGACCAATTTCGTTGCCGGTTATTAAGGTTAAAGCCAAAAATGAAAGGCCAAAAATGGCGATTGGCGGGCGTGCTAACTTAGAAGGTGGCGAGTTTGTTTTAGCCCCTCCATTAAAGCAGGCAACCGCCCAGCAGCTTATACTAGATGAACTGTGGGCGAGCATGACGGTGGCGAAAAAAGAGCGTGCCAAGCTAAGTACCCAAAGCGCATCTCTGGTAACAGAACTTCAAGAACACCTGCACAAGCAAAGCCCGGCCATGGCCATTGAGTTTATGAAGGGCAACATGCCCATGACCGAACTGGCTGCACACGCGGCCAACATACAGGCCTACACAGACAAGGCCATTGCGTTATGGGATGAAATCCAGCATGTGATGAAGTATGGCACGCGCCCTGAAATAAAGATGGAGGCAAAGCCGAGCGAAACAAACGATAGCGCGGCAGCGATCAGCAACGAAATAACAAGGCTCAATGATTTGATCTACAAAACGCATAGAACCATCACACAGATAAATGGTGGGCTCAAAGGACCTACGAAATCGGCACGGTTAGATGACTACAAAATAAAGATGGCGCTGGCATGTGCGAAGCGCGATGAGCTGCGAGGTAAAATAAAAAGGATTCAGTATGGAGCAAGAGGATGAAGCACCGCGCCCAACGCAGTTGCCAAGGCAAGCAAGGCGCATCAACGATTCTATTTTTGATCGCATCTACAAGCATATCCACGACAGCAAAACACGCATAGAACTATCGGCAGAAGAACTCGCTATTTCTGATCGGTGGGAGAAAGCATGGTTTCTTTTGTGCGCTCCTAAAACTATAAAAACCGCAGCCGATGAACTGGTTAAAATGTTTTCCATATCAACAAGTACCGCTTATGAAGATGTAAAACACGCGATGATCTTGTTTGGAGATCCACGGCCAAAGGTGAAGGAGTACAAACGCGCGATTGCCGAAGAAATTGCTCTAAGAAAAATTGAGCAGGCAGATAAAAGAGATGATCATGAGATGAGCGAACGCTATTTTAACCGGTGGCTAGAGATAACCGGGTTAAAAGATCATGCGATGGATGGCGGCATGGCCGAGATGCTTAAAAAATTTCGCCCACATACGATCACCATCACTTCTGACCCTACAGACCTAATCAAACAGGCGCGCAAAATTCAGGCAGATTTGGTCAGCGATATTGAGCATGAAGATGTGCCATGAAAATAAAAGCCAAAAAAATTGACCGCTATCTTAACCCCGTAGCTCGCATACATTTGATAAGCAATGCCCCCTACGCGGCTATCATTGCAGGCAGAGGATTTTCAAAAAGCTTTACAAACGGGCTGAGTCAGGCCAACAAAGTAGCACTCATGCCACGCAGCTTGGGGCTTTTCAACAGTCCTACTTACTCAATGATCTATACCAAAACGCTCATCCCCATGAAGGCCGCTTGGGAGCAGCACCTTGGCTATATAGAAGGCCTGCATTATGTAGTGGGCAAAACACCGCCAAAGCACTTTGCAAAACCCTGGCACAAGCCTCATCGCTATGAGAATGTGGTCACTTGGTGGAACGGGCGCACGATTGTATTTGGGAGCTTTGATCGACCCGCATTGATATCAGGCGGCTCTTATGATGATGCCGAAACAGACGAGGCTTATCTGATCGATAAAGAGAGCTATGACAACTACGTCATCCCCACCATGCGCGGCACGCACCCGAGCTTCAAAAACGTGCCAATACATTTGCAGCAAAAATTTAGCAGCTCTATGCCCTTCCGGGGAAATGGCGACTGGCTATTGGATTATTATCACAAAGCAAAAGCAAACCCCAAAATGTACAGCTTCATTGGGTGGGAGCCAAACGCAAAGGTGCAGCTTGGAAGCACGTGGATGAACCACCATGTACTCGGCAAAAAAGCAATCATGCAAATGGAAGCAGAGATGGAAGCGAACGCCATTTTGGTGATGATCCGCAACCAGCAAGTGAATAGCTGGGGCAATCTGTTTTATCCTAAGCTGGCCACGCTGCACTGGTACACAGCATTGGCCACAGAGGTACTTATAAGCCAGCCATTGGGTGCATCCTTTAAGCGCGATGCGAGCTATGATGTTGGCCGTGACGATTACAATCCGGATATGCCCCTGCACCTTAGCCACGATTGGGGGGTGTTCAACTGCATAACTATAGACCAAGAATATCCCAAAGAACTGCGGTTCGTGAACACCATGCACGTGAAAAACCCGATGACCATAGACGATCTAGCTGATCAGTTTATCGAATACTATCGCATGCACAAGGCTAAGATTGCCTATCAGTGGGGCGATAAGACGGGCAACAACAGGCAGGCCAACGCTAAGCTCAACTACTTCGAGCAGTTTGCCGAGCGGCTAAGAGATAAAGGTTGGCGAGTGATACAGCGCAAGACAGGCGATGTAGATCAAAGCGAACGCCATCGCTTCATCAGTAAGCTACACAGCGAAGAAGATACCCGCCTGCCGCGCCTAAGGTATAACGCACGCTGCACCGACTTTCGAATAGCCATGGAGTCTGCACCTATGAAGGACCAGAACAAAGACAAGAGCAGTGAACACCCTGATAGCGGTATCAAACCAGAGCATGCCACCCACTACACCGATGCGCACGACTACCGCGTTTATCACGCACTAAAACATAGAGAAAAAGGCGAGGCAATCGATGCCTATTCTATGAGCTTAACATAACTAAATTTCATATTTCATTTAAAAAATAGAATTGGCGATCGCCATTGAGTTAAGTCCTTCGGGAATCTTGCGTTACTTTTTTATTTGGGTTTTTGGGTTTCGGAACTCAATTATTTGCTAATCAAATTACTGGCTTCAATTTCATTAGAAAAGCCAAACCTTTTTTTCTTCGCATCAATCAGATTTTTATTCGAAGTGTGGATATAACCCATCGTAGTCTTAATATCCGAGTGTCCCATCATTTTCTGCGTTTCTGAAAGATGGCCGCTTTCTGCCATCAATGTTCCAAAGGTATGGCGGCTGGTATGGAATGAAATCTCCTTCTTTATTCCCGCGCTAATGGCTATTTTTTTTAAGTGGCGGTTGCTAAACTGATCTGTATAAGTTTCGAAGATAGGCTGGCCACCAGTTTTAAATGGCGGCAAAAATTCCCGCTCTCTGGTAATCGGTATGGTAATGGTTTCGCCCTTCCTTTTTGTTTTCTCTGGGATATAGATTAGTAAATCATCGTGAATATTGTTCCAAGTGATCTTACCAATATCTGATATGCGTAGCCCGGTGTAACAGCAGAACAGAAAATACCTGAGTAGCTTTTTATGAGATCGCTGGCAGTCCGATTTATTGTAGTAATCCTCTAATCTTTTCAATTCCAATTCTGTAAGGGCAAGCCTGTTTGATAGAAACGATTTTATTTTGATCGATACAAACGGATCCTCAAAGGTGTGCCCGCGTTTCTTGGATTCACTCAAATAGTATTTTACTATTTTTAAAATCTTGTTTACCGTAGGATTTCCAAGCGACTTGCCAAGATAATTTTTGAACTCTTGCATAAGCTGCGGGGTTACCTGATTGAAGGGAATAACCTTCCGAAATACTAGCAGCTTGTTGATAACCGTGTTGTGCTGTTTGATAGTATTCTCGGCCAATCCGGGGGCATTGAGTGTAAGCTCCTGCTTCACAAACCTGATAAAATCAACCTCGTCTGCGTGGTTTGTAAAGGATTTGCGAAAGATATCAGCGGTCAAAGCCCGTTTTTCAATCCGGCACCTTGAGGCGATCAGGTTTGCGCTGGTCAAAGCCATGCTTATTTCAGTATTATAAGTCTCAGCATTGGCGTGGCTCGACTTAACAAGTTGCCTGCGCTGGTCAAAAAATTCCTTTTTGAGGTAGAATCCAAGCGGCACTGTTGCCTTTTTGCGATCAATGATCGCCTGAATATAGACCATCAATGATCCATCCTGCTTCTGATATTCAGACAGGGTGATTTTGCAGCTAAAAGTCATATAGGTTCTTTTTTGTTATTGTGAAGCAATTCAGAAGCAGGATGCGTAAAAAATACCCGCTTCCTGATGTTGAAAGCGGGTATTTAATATTAAAAAGGCATTATTGTAGTCCGTACGGGAATCGAACCCGTGTTACCAGAATGAAAATCTGGTGTCCTAACCCCTAGACGAACGGACCGTCTTTCTGTAAGAGGGCGCAAAGATAGATTCCTCCCTTAGAT